CAATTAGCACCAGAAGCACCGGCAGTTCCCACAGAACCTAAAGGAGGAAAAATATAAATAAGATTATAAATACAATTTATTTTCTATGGAAGAACTTATTGACTTAATTGCAACCAATGAATCTCCCTCTGAGGTTTCTGAAAGAATTAAAGAATTACTATATGCTAAAGCTGCAGAAAAAATAGATTATGTTCGTCCAGAAATAGCATCATTAATGTTTGATAGTGGTGAGGAATAAAAAATAATGGCTATAAAAGTTATACAAGACACTATTATTCCAAGAATAACTCCTACTGCAGGAGTTGCATCTACAAGTGTTCCAATAGCACTTAAAAGTGGATATTTAAGAATTACAATTGGTTCAACTGGAAATAGTGCGGGCGGTTATGTTTCAATTGGAACAAATCCAACTGTGAGTAGAAATTCTTTTCATATAGTTCCATACGGAACAGATGTTTTGAAAGAAACTATGAGGCGCCAAGTAATTACTGGAATTACAACAGGAACTACTACAACTATATTATTTGATTCAAATGTTAGTAATCCATTTGAATCAACCGATTATATTACAATTTCTGGGGCAGCAACATCGGGAATTAATACAGAACATAATTCAATTGTATCAATGACTAGTTCTTCCGTTACTATTAATTTTAATAGTTCATCTATAACATCACCAAATATATCTGGTGCATCGGCTTATAGAAGTGTGAAGGTTGCTTGTTTAACGGACGAAGAAAATACTTTTTTCAATATTTCAGAAGTAGTTACTCTCGTATCAGAATAAAATGAAACTAATCACAGAAGAAGCACAAAAAGTAGAATTTATTACCGAAAAAGTAGGTAATAAAAAAAATTTATATATTGAAGGAGTTTTTCTTCAAGGAAACATTTGCAACCGTAATGGAAGAATGTATCCGATGGAAACTCTTTCTCGTGAAGTTAAAAGGTATACAGAATCTTTTATTAATAAAGGACGTGCTTTAGGTGAGTTGGGACATCCAGATGGGCCAACAGTTAATTTAGATAGAGTTTCTCATAAAATTATTTCTTTAACAGCAGAAGGAAACAATTTTAGAGGAAAAGCACAACTTCTTGAAACCCCAATGGGTAAAATTGCTCAATCACTTATTAGTGAAGGAGTTTGTTTAGGAGTTTCTTCTCGTGGTGTTGGTTCACTCAAAATGACAAATGAAGGTCACAAGATTGTTGGTGAAGATTTTATGCTTGCTACTGCTGCTGACATTGTTGCCGACCCATCTGCTCCAGATGCATTTGTTCAAGGAATATTTGAAGGGAAAGAATGGATTTATGATTCAAATAAAAAAGTCTGGATTGCGGAATCAATTAAATCAATTATAGAAAAAGATTCTATGAGAAAAAAATTAACAGAAGAAAGAAAACTCCAACATTTTCAAAAATTTATAAGTATGTTATAAATGAAAGAACATTATGTTTATGCTTTAATAGATCCAATCAATAGAATACCATTTTATATCGGTAAAGGTAAAAAAGATAGATGTTATGCACATTTTAAAGGTCATGCGAATTACAATTTAGACAAATTAAATTATATTAAAAATATAAGATTTTTGGGATTTGAACCTTTAGTATATAAAATAATTGAAAATATATCAAATTCGGATTCTTTAGAATATGAATCATATTTTATAGAATATTATAAAGAGTTTTTAACTAATAAAGATATCATTCCACCCGATAGAACAGGTAGTAAATTATCACAAGAACAAAGAGAAAAATTGAGAGAGAAAAATCTCAATAAAAAACTTACAGAAGAGCACAAGAAAAAAATTGGGATATCAAATTCACATAAACCAAATTATAAGATAAATAAAAAATATATTGATAATCCAATTAAAAAAAATGAGAGATCCAAAAATCCAAATTCTAAATCAATAATTTGTAATGATATAAAATTTGGATGTATGAAAGATGCTTATGAATATTTTGGTGTTTCTAAACAAACATTCAAAAAAAGATATAAATTTAAATTTCTTTCAAATTTATAATTTATAAATAAATATATATTATAACTCAATAAATCTAAAATGTCCGTTGGTAGAAATTTACAAGAAATGGAAAACGTAGTAACCAAAGGGGCAGCCGCTGCCGAACCAATGCATAATATTAATCAAAATGCCTCTGGAGTTATGGTTCCAGGACAAACTGGTGCTTGGGAAGATTTAGGCGGTCCAACTCCCGAAAATTATCGTCCCGATGACGATTCCGCAGCACTTAAAACACCTGACGCAACTCTTGCTCAAGTAAGAGATGTAGTGAATGCAAAAGCAGCAGCAGCAGAAACTCCTCACACTTCTGCCACTCCTGTTTCCACTCCTGGTCAAGGTGTAAAAAAAGAAGATACAGAGTATGATGAAGATGAAAAACTTTTGGAATCTTCACATGATGAAGAGGAAGATGTAGAAGATACTCCACCTAAAGGAAAGAAAGAAAAAGAAGACGAAGAAGACGAAGAAGACGAAGAAGAAATGGAAGAAGAATTTGACATTGAAGATGATGTCAATGCACTCTTAGAAGGTGAAGAACTTTCTGAAGAATTCCAAGAAAAAGCACGCACTATTTTTGAAGCGGCAATTCGTTCTAAGGTTCACGAAATTAAAGAAGAATTAGAAAATTCTTATGCTCAAGCACTTGTAGAAGAAATTAAACTAATTAAAGAAAATCTTGTAGAACGTGTAGATGCATACCTTGAGTATGTTGCTGACGAGTGGATTCAAGAAAATGCACTTGCAGTTGAGCACGGTCTTAAGACTGAAATGACCGAATCATTCCTTTATGGAATGAAACAACTTTTTGAAGATCATTATGTAACAATCCCTGAAGATAGATATGATGTTATTGAGAGCATGGTAGATAAACTTGATGAAATGGAAGGAAAACTCAACGAGCAAATTCAAAGAAATGTTGCTCTAAATAAAAGATTAGCAGAGTCGGTTGCTGATGTAATCTTTGCCGATGTATCTGAGGGTCTCGCACTTTCTCAGAAGGATAAACTCGCTTCTCTTGCTGAAAATGTTGAGTTTGATAGTGAAGACAACTATCGTGAGAAGCTTGTAACTCTAAGGGAATCATATTTCCCAGTTAGAGATGCTGTAACTCATAGAAATACTCCTGAAAATTTGTCAGAAGAAACTGATATGCATATTGCACAGTCAGTAAGTGATACTATGAGCACTTATCTTCAGACACTCTCAAGAGTTTCTAAAAAGTGATTTTTAAATTATAAGTCAAACTTAAATTTCTTAAAGAGGTAAAAACAAATGCAAATGTTCAATGTAGAACAATTGCAGGAGAAGTGGTCACCACTCCTAGATTACGAAGGTCTTGATCCTATCAAAGATTCACATCGTAGAGCTGTAACCGCAATCCTGCTAGAAAACCAAGAAAAAACTCTCCGTGAAGAGCGTGAGTTTCTTTTTGAATCACCAACCAATAGCACTGCTTCTGGAACTTATGCTGGTTTTTCCGGTAGTTCCGCTGCTGCAGGTCCTGCTGCTGGTTTTGACCCTGTTCTAATCAGTCTAATTCGTCGTTCAATGCCCAATCTGATCGCTTACGATCTTTGTGGCGTTCAACCAATGAATGGACCTACTGGACTCATCTTTGCGATGCGTTCACGCTATAAGACTCAAGGTGGTACTGAAGCATTCTATAACGAAGTAGATTCAGCATTCTCTGGTCAAGATAGTGGATTTAATAATACCAGTGCTTGGACCAATGGTGCCGTTGGTATGGGTACTACTGCTCAATCAGGTAGCAATCCTTCAATCTTAGATGCAACTGATGCTAATCAGTTAGCATATAATGTTGGTCAAGGAATGAGAACTGATGAGGCTGAATCACTTGGTGAAAGCGAAGCTTTCAACCAAATGGCTTTCTCAATTGAGAAAGTTACTGTAACTGCTAAGAGTCGTGCTCTAAAAGCAGAATACAGTCTTGAACTCGCTCAGGACCTCAAGGCAATTCACGGTCTAAACGCCGAAGCAGAACTTGCTAATATTCTTAGCACAGAGATTCTTGCTGAAATCAACCGTGAAGTTATTCGTACCATCTATAAAGTTGCTAAGCCTGGTGCTCAGGTTAACACTGCAACTGCTGGTACATTTGACCTTGATGTTGACTCCAATGGTCGTTGGTCTGTTGAGAAGTTCAAGGGTCTAATCTTCCAGATTGAGCGTGATGCTAACGCAATTGCACAGCAAACACGTAGAGGGAAGGGCAACATGATTCTCTGCTCTGCAGACGTTGCTTCCGCTCTAACCATGGCTGGTGTTCTTGATTACACTCCTGCTCTTAATGCAAATCTTAATGTTGATGATACCGGTAATACTTTTGCTGGTGTTCTTCAAGGTAAGTACAGAGTATATATTGACCCATATTCCGCAAACGTTGCACCTAACCAGTTCTACGTTGTTGGTTATAAGGGTACAAGTCCTTATGACGCTGGTATTTTCTACTGTCCTTATGTTCCTCTCCAGATGGTTCGTGCCGTTGGTGAGAACACTTTCCAACCAAAAATTGGATTTAAGACTCGTTATGGACTTGTTGCTAATCCATTTGCTGAAGGAATTGAAAGAGCAGACCCACTTGGTTCTCTTACAACCAATGCTAATGTGTACTACAGAAGAGT